GCTAAGTCGCCTGCTTGGACCCGCAAGGAAGGCAAAGCCGAGGCTGGTGGCCTCAACGCCAAAGGACGCGCCTCCTACAACAAAGCCAACCCCGGCAAGCCTGGGCTCAAAGCCCCTCAACCCGAGGGTGGCCCGCGCCGTGATTCATTCTGTGCCCGGATGAAGGGTATGAAGAATAAACTCACCAGCGAGAAGACGGCTAAAGATCCGAACTCTCGTATCAATAAATCACTTAGGGCGTGGAACTGTTAACATGAAACACGAAGTTTCTGAAAGCACAAAGCATGCTGTTGACGCCCTATCAGTCGTTACAGTGGTTGGCACGCTCGTGGAATTTTTACCTGCTATTGCAGCGATCTTTACCATTGTATGGACTGCAATTCGCATCTGGGAAACAGAAACAGTTCGCGGATGGCGAGGAAAGAAGTAATGCCGGTTGAGTCCGAGAAACAGCGCAGGTTTATGTATGCTTCACTTGCAGGCAAGACAGATGTCTCACCCAGCGTAGCGAAGAAGTTTGTTGGTCCCAAAGCACATGCCGAAGGAGGCAGTATGAAAGAGTCCAAGGAAATGATGAAGAAGGAAGTGGCCTTCATGAAGAAGAAGGGCGCTCCGAAGTCGATGCTCAAGCACGAGATGAAGGAAGCCAAGGGCTACGCCAAGGGCGGCGGCATCGAGTCCAAGGGCAAGACCAAGGGCAAGATGGTCAAGATGGCAATGGGCGGCAAAGCCTGCTAAGGAACAGTCATGGATTACGCAGCCGAATCTAAGCGTGAAGTAGAGTCGCTGAAGAAGCGTCATCCCAAGAAAGGGATTGACTCAACGATTCCTGCCGGAATCCGTGAAATGCTTGTAGACAAGCAAAAGAGCGCTTTGACGCCAGACTCCAAGTATGCCAAAGGCGGCTCTGTCAAGGGTAGCGGCTGCGAACAGCGCGGCCTTCGTAAGTGCAAGGTGGTGTGAGATGGTATTACCAGTAATTGCTCGGGCAGTAGCTTCTAAACTTGCCAAAGATGCCGCAAAAAACACGGCAAAACAGACCGCGAAAGAAGCGGCAGAAACATCTGCTCAGCAAGCAGCAAAAGAAACTGCAAAATTTCCGGGCCAGCGTTTAACGGGAACGCGAGCAGCAAAAGACACAAAAGAGCCAACGGAATACACGCCAGAATTGTCTGGTCGTATGCGTTATCGTCAACCAAGGGAAGATGAGTTTTTTGAAACCCGCACTCCTCGCATGAGTGACGACTACAAAAAAGGCGGCAAAGTCAAAGGCTACGCCAAAGGCGGCAAAGTTCGTGGTGGCGGCTGTGAGCGGCAGGGAAAGACCAAGGGGAGGTTCGTTTGAGAACTTCACGCGGCATGGGTGCCATCAACCCCTCCAAGATGCCCAAAGGCAAGGTGAAGAAGCGCCGTGACAATACGGACTTTACGGAGTACGCTGAAGGCGGACAAGTGTACGCCGAAGGTGGCAGCGTGAACGAAGCGGGCAACTACACCAAGCCTGGGATGCGGAAGAGCCTTTTTGAGTCTATCAAGGGGCAGGCCACCCAAGGCACCGCTGCAGGCCAGTGGAGCGCCCGCAAGGCCCAGCTTCTTGCCAAGCAGTACAAGGCCAAGGGCGGCTCGTACAAGGACTGACATGAAGGCCCCGCAGCAGAGTCTGAAGGACTGGACCGCGCAGAAGTGGACGACCAAAAGTGGCAAACCTTCTAGCAAGACCGGCGAACGCTACCTCCCCAAGGCAGCTATCGAGTCTCTTACACCTTCAGAATACGCTGCCACAACCAAGGCCAAACGCGCAGGAAAAGCCGCAGGCAAACAGTTTGTCAAACAGCCTCCCAAGGTTGCTGCAAAGACCGCTAAATTTAGGTAAGCCATGACCACATCCGGCACCGCTACGTTCAATCTCGATCTCAATGAGATCGTTGAAGAAGCATTCGAAAGATGTGGTGCTGAGTTGCGCACGGGCTACGATCTCCGTACTGCAAGGCGTAGCCTAAATCTTCTCTTTGCCGCGTGGGCCAATCAGGGCATAAACATGTGGACCATTGAGCAGGGCTCCCAAGTCCTGACTCCTGGCACAAACACCTACACGCTGCCCGCCGATACGGTGGACCTGATTGAACATGTGATTCGCACGGGTGCAGGGAATGTCTCCACACAGACGGACCTGACCATCACGCGCATCAGTGTTTCTACCTACTCGTCCATCCCAAACAAGCTGCAGCAGGCAAGGCCGATTCAGGTTTACATCAACCGCCAAGCAGCAGCGCCGCAGTTCACGGTGTGGCCCACACCTGACAATTCTCAGACCTACACGCTTGTCTACTGGCGCTTGCGCAGGATTCAGGACGCTGGTGCGGGCGGGACGTACACACAAGATGTGCCGTTCAGGTTCATCCCTGCTTTGGTGTCAGGGCTTGCCTACTATCTGTCCATGAAGATCCCCGGTGCGATGGAGCGAATGCAGGTACTGAAAGCGCAGTACGATCAGGATTGGGATCTTGCCAGTTCCGAGGACCGTGAGAAGGCCGCTGTCCGGTTTGTCCCAAGGCAAATGTTCATAAGCTGATCATGGAGGCTTAAAATGGCAGGACCGTTGTTTGCTGTGGGGCGGGCGCTGTTGGGCAGCCAGCTCACCCAGCCGATGATAAATGAGCTGGCGGTTCGCGGCGTAACTAGCGGAATTGTGAGTCCGGAAGTGGCGCGGTTGCTGTACAGCAACCGCACTCTGGGCGAGCAGCTCGCCAGCAGCGTTGAGCCGCTGGGGCGGCTGCTGGGGGTCCTGCCCGAGGAGCGACCCAACTACAACCTGCCCGACGACTACAGCGTGGGTCCGCAGGGCGAGATTTACAACTTGGCCGGTGACCGCATGGTTACGGGCGAAGGCGTGACGGGGTTCCAGCCCGTAGCGCAATACGGGGAGTACGGGTTTCAAGAGCCTTTGCCGCTCGATCAGCTGCCGTTGCCGCCGCCTGGGACGGGGTCCGGCTTTTTTGTGCCTGCTGCGGAGGGGCTGCTCAGCCTACAGCAACCGTCGCAGGAAGATGAACAAGAACGGCGCCGCAGGGAATGGCAGGATGCAACCGGAGGTGCTCATGGAGGTGTTGTTGCAAATGGCGTGATAGCGCAACGCAAGCGCCAGCAGGAAGAAGCAGCCAAAATGAAGGCACAAGCAATGCTTCGTGCTGTTCCAATGCCCAATGAGTACCGCCAAGGCGGGCGGGTGCGAATGATATGAGCAATCGCTTTGCAAACGGCGCAAAGGCATTCGGCTACTGCGATGTCTGCGGGTTTCGTTTTGACCTCAAAAAGCTCAAGAATCTCGTAGTCAAAACCAAGCAGACACAGATCAAAGCGTGTCCCCAATGCTGGACCCCAGATCAGCCACAGTTGCAACTCGGGATGTACCCAGTCTCGGACCCAATCGCCATCCGTGATCCCCGTCCAGACACAAACACTTGGTACTCATCCGGTGTGACTGCTACGGGCTCGTTCGGTGGGGGTAGCCGGGTGATTGAGTGGGGCTGGGCACCGATAGGTGGGTCCAGTGGTTTTGATGCGCCCCTGACGCCAAATAGCTTGGTTGGGCAGGGATATGTTGGTACAGTCACGGTCAGCACGACCTGAACACAAGGAGCCCGAAATGGCAGAGAAAGACAGCAAGGCAATGGCCGCTCTCCGCGCTCATGCGAAGAAGCCTGCGAAGCAGGCGCACGGCTTCAAGAAGGGTGGTCCCACCTCTGAGGACCGTATGCGCCTGGGCAAGAATATGTCCCGCGCCATGAACCAGAAGACGGGGTGAGCTATGAGCAAGATCACAAAACTGCCGCCTGCCAAGCAGGCATACCCGCAAGGCCCGGTCAATCCGCGTGACCTGTGCATGGTGGTGGGCAGCATCTCCAAAGAGTCCGCTCCGGGGCCAAAGACCACGGGCATCAAGCAGCGTGGATCTGGTGCCGCTACTCGCGGCTTCATGTCTCGCGGGCCGATGGCGTGAGGTGAAACTTGAACTACACCGAGTTGCAGACTGCCGTTGAGGATAGTACTGAGAACACGTTCTCAGCGACAGACTTTGCTACGCTAACCCGGCTGGCAGAGCAGCGCATATACAACTCGGTGCAGCTTCCCAATTTGCGGAAGACATCAAACCTCACGCTGACCATCGGTAATCCGTTACTTGTAGTGCCGACAGACTTCTTGTCTGCGTTTTCCTTTGGGGTTACATCGGGCACTACGTTCAGCTACCTGCTGAACAAAGATGTGAACTTCATGCGGGAGGCTTTCCCGAGTTCAACTACAACGGGGACGCCACAGTACTACGCCCTGTATGGGACGCAGACCGGCACTCCGCTGGTGCAGTCTTTCCTGCTTGGCCCCACGCCCAACGCTGCGCTGACGGCTGAACTGAACTACTTCTACTACCCGGAG